CCAGGCCTTTCTGGCCATAGCGGGCCAGGCCCTCTCCGGCCCCCGGTATCTTGGCCAGGGCATCGTTCCAGCCCATGCCGCCCGTGTCTTCCTGCACGCGGTGACGATTGACGCAGATCCGATAGGCATCTGCATCCTTATCGCTGACGATCTCCTGCACGATTGCCTCGATGGTCTGGCCGCCGATGGTCTTCATCTTGAATTTGTCGCGGCCCGTCGTGTAGAGGATGGTCATGGCCTCGACGCATTCTTCGAACTGATCCGCATTGAGGTCCTTGTAGCCGCGGAAGTCTTCCCCCTTACTCTCGATCTCAAAAATCTCACTCGGGGTGAACTGGATGTCCAGACTGTCTTCGAGCCCCCTGAACATCTCATCGAGCTTCGGTATTTCCTCGCCTTCGTCCAGTTTGGCATCCGTCTTCGTCAGGCGCAGCAGATAGGCTATGTGCCGCAGCCAATAGCGCTCGTTGCGCGGCAGCTTCACGGACTTGGCCTGCAGCATCTTCTTGACGCGGGCCAAGAGGCCGTTGACATGGTCCTTCATCTTCCTGGACTCATCGGCCATGGCCATGTAAAAGGCCTTCTTCTCCTGTGCCATCATGGCGCTGTCCCAGTTCTTGCTGCGGATGGACTGCTCCACAACCTTGGCCCACTTCTTCGCTTCATGTGTATAGTAACCCGGGCTGCAGGCTTCATGCAGTGGCTTGGCCTGGATGGTCTTCCTGGCCAGATTCCGGAACACGCGCATCTTGCCCTCGTTAGCCCTGAACACGGCATCCTCGTTGGCCTTGTCGTCTTTCATCTTCTGCTTGACATCGTCCATGGCCTTCTTGGCTTCTTCTTTCGTGGCAGCATCAATCATCTGCTGGATGGTCTCATAATCCTTGCTCGACCACCTGGTCGAGAAGCGCAGCCGGTTGATGGCCTTCATGAGCGCCTTAACCAGGTCGCTGTCTTTTTCCATCTTCAGGTCGATATCATCCGGCAGTCCCATGATCTTCTCTTCGACCGACCGCATGGCCTGCTCGGTCTTGCGCGTGATCTTCTTGAGCAGGCCTTTCTTCTTGGCGAAGCAGGTGGCTGTCAGAGATTCCAGTTTCGCCCGATACTTGCTGGAGTCCATGGCCTTGGCCACGGCTTCCTCGGAAAGATGGCTCTCGGTCAGCTCCCGGTCCAGCTCTTGTGCGTAGGCATCCATGTGCTCCTTCAGCATCGTCTCCAGTGGCGGCGCTGCCTCCCGCGCTTCTCGATACGCCTCGACGCTCGGGAACCAGTTCAGGACGATATTCTCATCTCCACCGCTTGCTTTGATGGCCTGCTCAGCCAGATACACGTCTTCATTCTGCAGAGCCTTCCGGAAAGTCTCCCGCTCCTTGTCCATCCGGTGCTGGAACTCGTCTTCCTTCTCTTTCGTCAGGTCTGCCATGAGGCGCTTCGTCAAGTGTTCCTTGGCCTCGTCTTCAGCATCTTTTTTCCAGCGCTTGTAGACATCTTCTTCCGACTCATCCAGCAGTTTCTCGCCGCCCGCTTTCGTGACATCACGGTAACGGTCGTCGAGCGCCATCTCGTCAATCTCTTCTTCGGTGGCAATCATGCGGTCCATGATGCGGCGCACCGGCAGGCTTGGCTTCACGTCATCCCCAATGATGGCACTGTAGATGCTGATCAGGAAGGAACGGAACTTGCGGAACACCGCCCGCAGGCCTTTCGCTGGCGCATGGCCATCGTGCAGGTACATCTCGAAGGCACGGGCGAAGCGCTCCTGCTGCCAGACAAATTTCAAAAACTCTGCCTGTTCCGTGTTCCCCTGCTGCTCTGCGGCAATGATGGCCATTTCCCGGTCATAAAACTCCTTTTCGAACCTCGAATCCTTATACAGCTTATAGTCATCAGGATGCCAGGAAGCCCACTCCTGCACGATATGAAGTTCCTTTCTGGAAACATCATCAATCTTGGCCAGGTCCTCGAGGTCCATCAGGAACATGTGCCCCATCTCATGTAGGAAAGTGGATTCATTTGCACTCTCAAAAAGCGAGATGATGCGTTGCCCATTCGCCATCGGTGTGATACTGCCATGCGACTCCCTGCTGCGAGTCTGGTTGGTTACTGGCTGGGCTGATAATTTTTGCCCCTCCATCTGATAAAGCCCCGGATTCGCTTTTTTTAATTTTTCAAGATCTTCTTCAGTCTTGACGCCATCTGAGCTATTCGATATAATGAACTTAGATAAAGCATTGCTAAGTTGGGCATCCGCTGGTGATTGGTTCCAGTAGGCCCCAGCTGTGGCGATGCTTTTTCTTTTATTCAAGTACAAGATATTTTTACTTTCTATCGCATTTTTCAGCCAACCATAGCTAGGTTCACCATTGGCTTTTTCCTTTGCAAATGCACTATTCAGCACATTGATGACGATTCCCCTGCGTTCATCTAGTTTATTGATTTCCACCGGAGCCACGACGGATGCGCCCTTATCCGTTTTCAGTTCCAATACGAACACATAGGAATCTGGTTTGTTCCCACGCAAGACCATAACAGGGTCAGCTATGCTCGCAGGAAGCTGCCGCAAGAGATTCGTAGTCATACCGGGGTGGCTGGCGCGCAGGCTATGCTGGAAAAAGCTCCCGTATACTTTAATATCATCATAGGGCACGTGAAGCAGCTGTAGCACCAACGGAATCTTCATTAAGTCATACAGTTTACCGTTGTTGTACTTTTTCCAGACATTTTTATCTGACTTCTCATATTCATCTATGAGATTATTCCAGGCCTTCTGATCCTGTTGCAATCTGACAAGAGCCGTATCACTCATAGACTGTGCCAGATCTCCTACGTTTTTCCCCGTCGTATTCAACCCATACCGCTCTCGCATGTAGTCGAGGGCGGTATATTTTTTGCCGGTCTTCTTGCTGATGATGTCGGCCACGATGTCGGCATGGCGGGCAAAGAGGATGGCGTCGAGGCGGGCAGCGCGGGCTGTACGGCCTCCGTCGATGTCGACGTTCGTAAGCTGGTCACGGATGATGTGATAGACCTGGAAGCCTTCTTTGGTGAGACCCTGCGTTATCTCCATCTCAGCACCAGTCAAGAACTTCATTTTTCCCTTGATGGCCTCAAGGTGTTCGATGTCCTTGCGCAGCTCGTCAATTTCGGGCTTGATTGCTGCCATGGCCTGGTGTTCTTCCTCGGTCGTCGGGATCCATCCCTCGAGTTTTGGCGCGGATGGGTCTCCGGTCACGACGGCCACGGCCATGTCCTCGAGTTCTTTTTCGGTCGGCTGGCGTTTGAACGCCTTGTAGAAGGCCCTGTACCACTCGTCGTTCTCGGTGAAGCGCTGTGTCTTCTTGTTGCCCTGCTCGTCCTCGACTTCCATGAGCTGGCCGCCCTTGCCCATGCCATCACGCAGACGTTCCAGTACAGGGCCGATGATCTCCTGCAGGCGGGCCTGGCGCTCTTTCATGGCGGCTGACCAACCTCTTGTCGGATTGGCGGGGTCTTTATAGATGACCACGGTAGCCATGTCGCGCATGGCCTGGTCTTCTGCGGGGCTCTTCTCATGCAGGGGGAAGTACTGGTCGAGCACGTTGTTGATGAGCTCGACCTGCTTGTCGATGGACTGTTGCTGCCGCTTCTGCATGTCCTCGAGGATAGTCTTGGCGTCATGCTGCATGCGGGCCATGCTGTCGGCCTCCGGTGAGAAGGAGACGTTCTGCAAGAACTCCGGACTCGTACCAGCCTGCAGGAATTGCTCGGTCGGCACGAGGATACTCCCCTTCTCCTCGATGGCCGTCTGCAAAGCGTCGTTCGAGATGCCTGCCGTCTTGGCTACGTCCTTGAGGTTCTCGAGGCCGCCTTCCTGCTGCATGGCCATCTCCGTGTCGATATAGACCTCGGGATAGTCCGTATTCTTGAGCTGCTCGCGCAGGATCTTCTTCTGGACATCTGGAGCCTTTTCCTTGAGGTTGCCCTTATCGATAGCCTGCTGCAGCTGCTCGAGCATGACGGTGCCGGTGTAGGTCTTGCGGGCATTCTCGCCATACATTGCCTCGAACTTTGCCAGGTGGCGCATGGCTGCCGTCTGCCGGAAGCCCGACGATACGGTGCCGCCCACCGCGCCGAGCAGGCCGAAGCCCAGCGAGCCAGGGATGGCCTGCAGGGTGCTCTTGCCTGCCCGCTCCAGGATTTCGCCCGGGCCGTAAATCTTGTTGCTTGTGTCGCCGGTACTCCACTCCATGCCGTTGTGGACCATGTCGTCCGAGATAGACTGCAGGCCTTCCTCACCCGCCTCGGATACCGTGATTTTGAGGACATCGCCCGTTCGGTCTTTGAGGGTATTCAGGATCTTCTCGCGCGTCAGCATCCTTGAGCCTGTCTGCTCGATGATGTCGCCGAAGACCTTCCGCGCATGCGGTGCACCGGCCAGTGCTCGCGTCACGACGCCAAAGTTCGCCAGCTCGATACCCGCATTGAGCGAGCCGCCTAGCATGGCCCAGCCAGCTGCTTGGTTCTCCGTTAAGAGCGGGTTGCCATTCTCGTCCTTGAGTTCCTTGTACTCGGCAAAGCGCGAGCCAATCTCAGGACGTGCCATGCCCGTAAAAGCACCGAGCCGCAGGCCTGTACCAGCTGCCGCCGCAATGAGTTCGCGCCTTGCGACTTGTGCGAGGAAGCCGCGCCCCAAGCCATAGACGAAGCCGCCCGCCGCGCCAACTGTGCCGCCCACTGCGGCACCAATCGGCGTGGCCACGGAGCCCGCTGCCGCGCTGGCTGCTGCTGCAATCACGGCCATTGCCGTTGCTTCTCGCAAAGACTCCGACGTTGACTGCCACATCTCTGGCGCGGATTCTGCCACGCCGCCCACAATGGCCGCAATCGGGTCCTCGAGGAACGACGGCGCAGTACGACGATCCTCCTCGAGCTGCTTCTTGAGATCCTCCGCCCTCTGTCGGTCGTTATCGTCTGCCGCGCCCATCATGATCTTATACTGCAGGTTGTCGTACTCGAGCTTGACATTGCCGCGCTCCAGCATCTTCTGGAAGGTGTCAATGATGCCATGCGTCGAGCGGACGGCATCGAGGTTGTGCAGGGCAATCGCTGCGCCTTCTTTATCCATATCGGCCACGCCCTGCAGCTCCGGAAATTCCTGCCAGACAACATTGATATCGCCACCTGCCGCATCGATTTTCTGTTTGTAGTGGTAGACATCAAGTGCCTTCTTGTAGGCCGTATTGTCCTGCAAGAAGGAGTCAGCAGGAATACCGGTACTCGCTTCAATCTGGCGAGCCTTGGTCAGCTTCTCCTCATCCGTCATGAAATACTCGAGGTTTGCATCCGTGCGTTGTAGTGCCTTTGCCGCATCGCCCAAGATGGAATCATCCGTGCGGTCGGCATAGTTCTCGATCAAGCTACGAGATGCCTGACGGAACGGGGACCGCAGTACATTCTCAACGGTTCCTTCTGTCGCAGCTCCTGCCTGCTGGAAGTTTTTATACGCATTCTCTTGTGCTTGATAATTTCCACTCGCTTCGGACTGCTGGATGGATGCATCGGTGTAGGCCATCTCCAACTGCTGCCCACGCGTCTTGACATCCTGCGCATTCTTCTCCATCGTCCAAGCAGCATCTGCTACGTCCTTGACCGTCTCTACGGCACCTGATGCCAGATCACCAATGCGGTCGAGCAGAGAGGGCCCATTCGCCATCTTGGCGGCTTCGGCCTGTGCCTCTGCCTCCGCCTGTTCTTTCTTCTCTTTCTTCTGAGCCACCATGTTCTGGTAGCCTTCCAAATCAAACGCCATCTTCAGCCCTCCTCCGGCTCTTCCTGATCGCCCTGATAGTCTTTCTGCAGGTAGTGCGTGTCGCTCTTCGTGATGATGATCGTCGCCACGAGCGGGTCCATGCCATTCTGAATCAAGTGATTGTATGCACCGCCCATGCCATTCGTCTCGATATCATCCGTAAGCGACGACATAAAGTCCTGGCTCTGGTAGGCCGCCCGCAATTCACTCGACTGTTCATCTGTCAGGACGCCATTGTCATCCAGCAGGTTTCCGGCCCGCCTTGCTGCAGTAAACGAAGCCGTCTCAATGGCATTGCCATTCTGCAGATTGATGTTCATGTTCTCCAATGTGTTGTAGGCTGTCTCGATTTTGGATGCAGTAACACCTCCAGCTCCACTTGCCGGTAAGCCCGTATTCCGGTTGACGCCAAACTTCGACGCAGCCATGCCAATCAGCGTGTTCTTCTGCTGCAGGTCGAGTGTCGTGTCTCCTTCGACAAGTGCTTTGGCAGCTGAGAACGAGCCCGCTGTATCAACTGCATGCTCTACATCATCGAAATAGTTTTGCTTGTTCTGGTTATACGCATTCATGCGATCCTGCAACCCGGCTTCTACTGCGCTTCGCAGGCTCTTCTCCATGGTCGGGTCATACATCGTCCCTCCTGATACCGCCGCACCACTGCCTCCGCCCATATAAGCGTTCTCGTCAAAATCTCCGCCGTCATCGCTGAAGTGAAAGTTGTCGCCATCCGCCCACTGCTCGTTGCCATAGCCCGCATATTCATTCAACGGTTTCAGGCCGACGTCAGCTGCATGTTCCTGTAGCCACTGCAGGCGTTCTGGATGACGGGCCAGGCTGTCCATCGCGATGTCGAAGGCACGGTTCTCGTAGTGCTTGCTACCCGGATTGTGTCCTTTGGTTGTACCGCCCGCCGTGACATAGAACGGCTCATAATCATCCTGCTGACCAAAAGCCTGCTCATAGAGGGCAGCCAAGGCGTTGAGCTTTGCCCATGTCGAATGTCCAAGATTCGTGACTTCGACTTCCTTGCCAGGCTTGACTGTGTAGTAGACTTTCTTGGAGATATCAATACCACCACTGCCACCGCCCGCATTCTGTCCGCCAGCCCCCTTCGGAATCCTGCTCATAACGCTGTTGACGTATTCCTTGATGGATGGGCCATTGCTCAGTTGCTTATCCCAAGCATAGTGGTTGCCGTTCTCGTCAATGGCATCCGGTTCGCCAGTCACCCAGCGCTGTCCGTTCTGCTCACCAGCATACCAGGTAACCAGTGCCCCTTCTGGTCCATACTTGTCGTAATACTGGCCCAGCTTGAATCGTCCGACTGCACGCTGCGCCGCTTCGTCGTTCGGGTCGGCACCCTCGTACCCGGCTTCCTTCGACCATGCCGGCCAGTTGCCCGGCATAATCTGATAGATACCAACGGCACCTTCTGATGAGACCGCGTTCGGATCTCCATTTGGGTCCTCTTGCTGTTCCACTGATGCGAAGAAAGCTTCCTTTCCAGAAGCTCCGGTTATCCCCTGCCCCCCTACGTTCCTGTAGGAGTTCTGCTTGATGAGCTCATTGGCCTTGTTCCAATCGAACCGCCCTGTCTTCGGGTCCCAGCACTGGTTGACGATATCATCTGCCGTCGTGTAGGTTTTAGCCACATCCTGCTTCTGCTTGACGGAGCCGTAGAGCTGGTTGTAGACGTTCTGGTCCATCTTGCCGCGGTTCACCTGCAGGATCTGCGCGGCCCGGTCATAGTTTCCTGCGGTGATGGCTGCCGTCACGGCCGACGCGACCTGCTTCGTGATGGCCCCCATCAGCTCGGACTGCATCTGCTCGCCGGTCCAGCCGCGCTTCGCGCCGTAGGCCAGGATGATGCGGCGCGTGTCGTTCTCGTAGTTCGTCAGGGCGTTCGTGACGTCCCATGTCATGCCAGCGTTCTGCGTGTTGATGTTGAGGGCCGCCTGATAGTCCGCCTGCTCGGTGCTCTCCCGCTCCCGGTTCTCCTGGCCGGTGGCGATGCGCTGGTAGTTGAGCATGTTGTCGTTCAGCGTGGACTTCAGGGCATAGCGGACGCGCGGGTTGTAGTCCTTGGCAATCTCCGCTGAAGTGTCCTGGATGGCCTGCGTGACGCGGTCCGTCAGTCCCTTGGCATTCTTGCCCACGCCAAGCGTCATGAGCCCCTGCTCGCCGTAGAGCTGCTCATTCAGCGAGGTCATGATGCGATTCCTCGCGTCCATGACGTCGGCTGCATCTTCATCGTCCTGCTTCTGGGCGAGCACCTTCGTGGCCTGGCCGACGGCTCCAGCGAGCGCGTTCCATTCCTTGCCGCCTGTGCCGTACACTTCCAGGTCTCTCGGAGCCTGTACGGTCGGCGGGTTGATGGTGTTCGGATTGACGACGGGCTGGTAGCTGCTGAATTTCATGTCGTTTCCTCCTCACTCAAAAGCGGAACGGGAAGTTCACTTTGCCGTTCCGGCTGTAGTAATCCGGCCGGATATCCCAGCCCGTGCTCTTGCCGTAGGACAGGACGGGCTTGCCATACGTCAGGTAGCCCGTGCCCGAGACGGTCGGGAACTGCCGGTTGGCTTTGGCCCACGTGTCCGCCGTGGTCTTCTCGTTGTAGTACTGGTACGCACCGCCCGTGCTGCTCGAGGCAGTGGCTCCGGTATCCTTCCATGGCTGTGCGACGCCGTAGACGCTGGCCGCTGTGCCGAGGATGGTCGAGAGGCCCTGCCACTTTGCCGCCCGCTTGATGTTGCTCGCCGCGGTCCTGTCATTGGCCGCCTGCGCCTCGTAGTTGCTCTCTGCCACGCGCGAGCTATAGTTGTCGTTGCGCTGGTTGGAGAGCAACGTCATCTGATCCTGCAGGTAGGCATCGTTGCTCGACAAGAGGATATCCATGGCCGAGCCGCCGAAGTTCAGGCCGGCCGCACCGGTCTGTGCCCGCTGGCTGCCCTCAATCAGGCGGCGGCGCGAGCGCAGCTTGTCGGCCTGCGCGGCATAGTTATCGGCAATCTGTTCCTGCTTGCGGTTCTCGATCCTGGCATTCTGCTCGGCCGCATCAGCCTGTGCCCGGTACATGGCTGCCTGGGCATTGGCCTGCTGCTGTTGCTGGCGATATTGAAAGATACCGCCCAGGGCGGTCAGCCCTGCAATGACGCTGCACATCTCAATCTCCTCCTTTCTCTGGCTCTGGATGGATGACGAACGGCAGGAAGATCTCCCCGTTCTTGATGATCTTCGCGGACGCATCGAATGACGCGCCTACCCACTGGAGCCAGCGGATGGAGTCGTCGTTGAATGCGCCCACCATGTTGTAGAGTGAGCCGTATCGCTTGGCCCACTCCTGCAGGATGGCCTTGGACTCTTTGGCGAACGAGACGGCATACCGCTTGATGAGGTCCGTCCCAAGGCACCAGATCAGGGCGTGTGTCCGCAGGCCCTCGTCGTTGCGCTTCGGCTGTACGCCCCAGACGGCGATGATGTTGCCGCTCTTCGTGGTGGCGTACTGCAGCTCGTAGCTCCAGTCGATGGATTCCTGCACTTCCCGCTCGACGTTTGCCGTGAAGGCCAGGATCTCGCGGCGGTCCACCTCGCGTAGGTTGCGCGTCAAGTCCCTTGCCAGGCCGTAGGTCTCTTCGCCTTCGAGGATCTCCGGCCACTCGAGTTTCCAGATAGTATAGGTCTTCTTATTCTGTTTCACCAAGGAAAGTCACCGCCCTTATGATTGCTGAGATGGTAAATGGATATGGCGTCTCATGCTTGATGTACGTGCGCCCCTCTGTGTTGACGCCATTCTCATGGAGGTCTACGGTCCGGTCGCCGGTCACGAGGACATCTTCGCCGAGCTCCATCGCCTCTGGATCGTAGAGGATGGGCTCCAGATGCGAGGCATCCGGGCCAATCCAGCCGCCGAAGCTGTTCTTCAGGCGCAGGATGGCTTTGGTCACGGTCTTCTCGCGGCCCTGTACGGTGCCGCTCTCCATGTTGCCGACATCCCAGTTCGGCTGCTCGAGGACCATGGTATACGGCAGCCCGATGACGAGCCGCTTGGCGGTCGTCTCATCCGGCAGGATAATCTTCCCACCTTCGACGGTCATCGGCTCATAGAGATACCCATCGGCCAGGACACGGACGGTCTTCCCTTCCAGTGTCTCAAGGCCTGTGATGGTTCCTGCAGCTGTGTCCAGATCGTACACGATGGCGGCATCCAGCATGGTGTAGTCCTGCTGGCTGACAGAAGTATGGTCCCTGTCGAAGCGCTCGATATAGCGCACGGTCTTGCCGTTGACGGTTCGGCAGACGGCCACATAGACATCATCGTTGCTGCCGCTATTCACGGAGGCCACGCTCTCGAAGTGGCCATCTGTCACGATGTGCGACCAGGCATAGACCTTCTGGTCGATGACGTAGGTCAGGACCAGCAGGACGCCGTCAGAGCGCACGAAGTAGAGCAAGGAGTCCGGCTCCTGCGCATAGGCATCATCCGTGATCTTCTTTCCGTTCACCAAGTCTTTGGAGAGCAGTGTCAGGTCGATGCCGATGTATGAGTCGGTGTTGTAGTCATAGCCGATGTCGCGGACGATCGAGCCGCGCCGCTGGATATAGACGACACGGTTGCCGATGCGGATGGGTGCGACTTCACTGACGCCGTAGTTCTCCTGGTTGCGCGGCGTAATGTTCGATGGCGTCACGGTCTCACCGCCCGAGACAGTCCAGGAGTTGCCCTCGGTAAAGACGACGAGGTCATTGCCGGCATCCAGATGCTGGATGGCACAGGCCCTGCGGCTCAGGAAGTCCGTGGTGATGGCGCTGTCGTCGGTCACGGTGCCGCTCTCTTTCTCGATGCCGAAGTTCTCGTAGTCCCCTGTCTTGCTCATCCAGACGCGCTGCGGCTCTCCGGGGCTGCCGCCAAAGACGAGGCGGTCCTGGAAAAAGGTAGCGCAGCACGGGTAGCCGTTCGTCTTGCCCCAGGCTGCCCTGTACCAGTCGGCTGTCGCACTCGTGTCGCCCAGCTCTTTCGTGACGTTCGCGACTGCTGCCGTCTCGGACGATACAGCGGTGATTGTCGCATAGCCGGTATGGGTGTAGGGATAGGCCGACAAGCTGGCATTGCACGTGCCATCCGTGATGGACGCTGTGATCCGCAGCTTGGCATATTCCTCTACATCGCCGGACTCCTGTGGGTTGTAGTCGTTGGACGAGGTATATGTCCGCAGCTTCTTCCAAGTTGTCCCGTCGGTCGAGTATTCGACATAGACGGTGCCGGTCCACGTGCCGTGTGAGATGAACTTCCAGGTCTTGCCGACGCTCAGCGATGAGGACTGGCTCGTCCCATTCGTCGCGTTGAGTTTCACTTCCCGGCCTTCCACGTACTGCTCCAGCTTGATCCAGTCGCCGACCATGTCGCTGTCAAAGGAGGCCTTGGACGCGGTCAAGTTGATGGAGCCTGTAGTGCCGCTCGGCGTGATCTTGCAGTCGGTGTCCTTGTTGACGTCGCAGAATGGCGGCATATCCCAGTCTACCGCTGTAAGCTCCCAGTCGGTCTCTGTGTAGCGTGACAGCTTCTGCACGGGATAGGTGCTGGAACAGATGTACATGACGTCCACAGACTGCACGAAGCGCAGCTTGGGCAGGTCGCTCTCGGTATACGGCGTCGCCACTTCGACGCCCAAATACTGCCCGTCACGCCAGACTCTCACGTACTTATCGCCGAACTCCAGCAGGTACGAGAGATCCGTGACGAAGTTGAATTCCTGCAGTCGCACGGTCTTGTCTGGATACTTCGTCTGGCCGCAATAGATGAGGCCCGGACGCTTATGCACGGACCCGTAGGGCCGGACTATCGCATTCTCCGCCTGCTTCAAGCCCAGCTGGTACTTGTCGAGGTCCACGCGGCTGGCGACATCTTCGGATAGTTCGCCGCCAGTGAAGGCCGGCTGTATTGCATAGTATGGCTTCATGCACACTCCTCCTAAAACCGGGCATCGCTGTATCCATGCGGATACCTCGTCCGACGCTCACGCTCCACGACATCCTGATACCTTGCCAGGTCGACAGACTGCTGTGCGAGCTGCAGGTTGATGCTCTGCAGCTCGGTGTTCCCTGTCATGCCCATGGCCATCGAGCTGGCCAAGAGGTGTGCCAGGGCATCACTGAATTCTGCGCTGAAGACTTCCGGCTCTTTGATATCTGCCGTATAGTCGCCATAGGCCAGGGACACGTCCGTCAGGATGGAACGCCCCACGGTGTCCAGGTAGCAGACCCGGAAGTCCTGACGGGAGTCTTCGCGGTCTGCAGCATGCTCTTCATCAAAGACGAAGCGAAGCTGCAGGCAGTCTTCGGGATAGGCATAGGCATAGCTATAGCCCACCGCCCGCGTCTCCAGCAAGGCCAGCTTCGTGAGCTTCTCAGCAAAGCCCCAGGGGTACATCCGCAGCAGACGCCTGCGCAGATGGTCATAGTGGATCTTGCAGAGCTGGGCGGCTTTCTCGGTATCGTCGAGCGAATTGATGCGGCCACAATGCAGGAACGACAGTGCCATGTTGCAGATATCGATGCTGTTCATTCTCGCTCCTCCCTTTCTCTCACGATGACAAAAGGCCGGGCCCTGCGGGGTCCGGCCCTTGCTTACCAGTCGATATCGTCGTCGAGCACGAGGCCCGCGGTCAAGGTCCCTTTGCTGTAGGTCGATGTGAC